ACAAAGACGAAGTTTATTCACGCGCTTGAATATGTTTCCATTGTTGGTTTAGCCATTACGATACTTCTCGTATTTATGATTTTGCTGATATCACCGGAGACGATAATCAACCTATTTCGGGCTTAGTAACTTAAATAGGTTTTCTGGCATGAGCCGAAAAGGCTAGTAAATACTGGGGTTTTCGGGCCTCGAATTTTAACAGGCCTAGATTAGTAACATAACGCCAATTACGGCTAGTCTTAAATTCTGAACTTTTTTAGACAAAAACTCATAAGTTTTCAGGTCTGATCGCAAGTATTCAAAACACTTTGCGGTCAATAATAATACATCTTTTATACATCAAGAGCCTCTGTGATAGCAATGTCATGGAGGCTCAAATTATAAGATCGGAGTTGGTCAATTATGGAATTAAGTATATTTGCAATTCCGAGGAAGTGTACGATTCCGGAGGGAGCATACGGCATGCTTCAGATCCCGGAACACAACATCATGATCCCGCTCTATGTGGGGAACAACGCAACCGCACAGAAGATCGTGGACGCGGAGAACTCAGCAAGCTTCCACAAGTTTTATCTCGGTCATGTTATCGCCGATCACGCACAGAGCAAGAGCTCCTATGCAAAGGGGATCTGGGACGTCAGAGAGTTCCACCCTGACGACGTTGCTTTCATCGTCAAGGAGAAAGAGGTGCTGCAGTACACCTGCCTGTATGTGGCGCATGTGTACGTCAACAGGTCGAGCTACATCTGCAACGGGCAGAGCGTCTACCCAAAGCAGGGAGACATCATGATGGTCTCCTGCGTAAATGCAAGCGGCACTGAGAACTATCTTGGATATTTCAAATATACTGGGAAGATACCGGTATAAGACTTTAAAGTAAAAAGAAAGAGTAATAAAAGATGGAGGCAGTATGATAGGAAAAACTAACGCAGGAGCAGGTGGAAGCGGCGTTGCTATGATTCATGTTTATTACAAAACTGGAACTACTTGCTCCTGCACTAATGGAGTTATTTCATTAAACTCTGATAACAGTGGAGAATATGTTTTTCTTCTTCCAAAAATCGGGGACTGGACGGTTACAGGCACATCTTCATCTGATATCACCAAGAGCATCACCGTGACGGTAGCGCGGGGCGAGTCGAAGCTTATTACACTTGACACATTGATCCCGCCGAGTGATCGAACGACGTATCAGGAAGTGGAATATCTCAATGTCATTGGAAATACCGCAAGTGTCCCGCTCGGCATTTACTGTGGAACCGGAATATGGCAGTATGAAATTGAAGAGTTTACTCTTAATGAAGTTACGTCCGGTGTTTTAGCTTGGAATACCATCGGAACAGCAGATGGATCAGGCATGCGTATGAAAGTTGCGACGCCAAGTTTATTATACGAATCTTACAGCGCATCGCCTACTGCTGACTTGATTATAGGGGTATCCCAAAAAATCACACTGACATTCAAACACTGCCGTTCAGGACATTCATTTACGTCGCCTTATGCCACAATGCACATAAATGATATCGAAGTTGCAAGAATCACTTCAACGACTATGCTTGACTCCAAAGAGATTTATGTCGGATGGAACAATGATGATAATGGTAGGAGCAGTGTCCACGCAAAATACGGCAGAATCATCATCAGACATAAGGAAACAGAAGCAGCCGAATACGATATTGTCGGCGACTTTATTCCATGTATAGAGAGACCTGCTACATCAGGAACGGATGGTTTGCCTGGATACTTCGATCTGGTGACAAACACATTCCATCAGGCAAAGCAAAAGACTAACACAGGCAAAACGGAAGTTCTCGGTGTGATTATCGCAGGCCCAGCAATCGGGACATAAAAGGAGGGAAATAGAAACCTTGACAATACCAGAAGCGATAAATAGATTTATTACTTTTGTCCGTTCTCAACTTGGAACTCGCGAAGGCGCGAATAACTATAATAAATTTGCTGATGATCCGAAAATTGCGAAACTATACGGATGGATTCCGCAAAATCAGCCTTGGTGCTGCACATTTGCTAACTGGTGCTATCTTAACGCTTTTGGTTATGATATCGGATCGCGTCTTACATATGGAGGAACTGCCGCATGTAAGAATTCAGCAAGTTTATTTAAAGCTGCGGGAGCTTTTGTAAAAACTCCTGAGATTGGAGATCAGGCGTTCTACTATGTCGGTGGAGATATAAATCACACCGGCATTGTTGTTTCTATTGATGGAAATTCATTCCAGGCGGTTGAAGGAAACTATTCCGATAAGGTTAGTCTTGTTACGCACAAGATTAACGGCGCTGATGTTGCAGGATTCGGAAGGCCAAACTGGAAGCTAGTTGAAAGTCTGGGTGAAAACTCAATTCCTGAGACAAATACTCTAATTGAAGGTACCAATACTGAAAAACGTATTCTCAGAAAAGGTATGTCCGGCACAGATGTTCTGAAAGTTCAAGAGAATCTGATCACGCTTGGATATGATCTCGGACATTGGGGCGCAGACGGTGACTTCGGCAGAGACACCAGAGAGGCTGTAAAGAAGTTTCAGACAGATTATAAAGTCGAACCGATTGACGGTGAAGTTGGCCCAATCACATATGCCGCTATTGATGCGGCTTTGAAAAAGAAGAAAGAAGAGAGTGGTAAAGTGACTAACATTGATGCAATTCAGCCAGATCCTAAACCAACGATTGTTCTCGGTGGAGACATCGAAGAAGAAACTCCTGTTGTAATCAAGCCGGTTACTCATCAGTTTCCATCTATCGTGATTGGCGGAAACATTGAAGAGGAGATTCCAGATGATGGATACCGATTCCACATTGGTGATACAGTACAGTTTATCGGCAATGGCTGGTATCTAACTGCGAATGGTAAGATCGGCGTTAGAGTTAAACAGCAGAATGTATTGATTGTCGGCACGAATCATTCTGCGGCACATCCATACAGGATCAGACCGCTTCAGAGATTTAGTGCAATTGGATCTGGATGGGTAGATGAAGACGCTCTGAAAGAGCTTGAAATTGATAAAGGAGAAGAATAATGGTTATTGATATGACTCAGGTTATTGTCGCTCTGATCGGATTGGTTGGAGTTATTCTGTCTTCCTGGCTTATTCCGCTGCTCCGGTCTAAGACCACTGAACAGAAATGGGAAAACGCCATGTTCTGGGTGCGTCTGGCGGTTAAGAGCGCAGAACAGATTTATAACCAGCAAGGCTGGGGCGAAGCAAAAAAGAAATATGTTGAAGAGTTCCTGAAAGAACACAACATTAAACTCGATGATCAGCAGGTCGATGTAGCAATTGAAGCTGCTGTCCTTGAGATCCAGAAAGCCGCTGGATAACATTTGAAAGGAGGATTGCATCATGGATCTCATGAATGCAACCGTTGGGCAGCTTATCGGCGGTGGTCTTGGGATCATCGCCATACTGTCTGTATTTATTGAGTTTACGCCTATCAAGCTGAACCCTGTTTCCGCATTTTTAAATTGGATAGGAAGACGGACGAATAGAGAACTGTTTGAAAAGATTGGCGATCTTGAAAATAAGGTTGATGAAATTCAGTCAAGACAGGAAGCAGCCGAAGCCATTGAAGAAGAGAGAGAAGCAGTTAATTGCAGGATAAGAATTTTGTCGTTTTCCGATGAACTGCGCAGGAATATCCGACACTCGCAGGAAAGTTTTGATCAGGTTCTTTCTGATATTGACAACTATGAGAAATACTGTGATGCACATCCCAACTTCAAGAATAACAAAACAATCACAGCAAAAGAGAGAATTAAAGCCGCATACGAAGGCTGCATGGATCAGAATGATTTTCTGTAAATAATAATATAGAGACTTTTTCACTACGGTGGAACGGTCTCTTATTTTTTTTTGCGCTGAGGCTTCAGGATTTAGCCGTGGTTTCTTCTGTTTGCCAGGATGTGAATTGACACATATAAAAATAAAACCCCGCAGAACGCATTTCTATGCGTCCTACGAGGTTCGTTGTAAATAGCATATAATTATTGCAACTTAAATTTGCATCATAACAATGTTTAAGTTAATAAACAAAATTGAGTTATTGTTTGTTATAATAAACGTTACGTTAATTCGGGCAGTTTCCCAACCGCTTCCGCTTTCTGCTCTTTGATCACATGGATATAGGTGTTATAGGTGATGGAGACATCGGAATGCCCAAGCAGTTCACTCACAGTCTTGATATCGACTTTATTCTGTAAGAGCAACGTAGCGAATGTGTGCCGCAGTGCGTGGACACCGTAGATCTTTTCTTCCGGAAGACCTGCCGCCACAGCGATACGGCGGAACATCTGGTCAAGCTGGCGCGGCTTCATCTGTGTATCCTTACGGGTGGTAAGTACCCATGTCTTTTCGCCAGTGAGTTCTTTGAGGTTCAGTAGCGCGTTGTATGCCTCGTCGTTTAATGGAATCGAACGATCCTGACCGGCACTTGTCTTCACAGTGTCCTGTTCGATGAGTTTATAGCCCTTCCCTCTTTTGCGGTCTTTTATGAATACGGCGTTGTTGTGGACTGTCAATGTCCGGTTTTCAAGGTCAATGTCCGACTCCCATTTTAGGGCGATAACTTCGCTTGCACGTAGGCCGGTGTTAATAATAAGCGGAACGAATGCGCCAAGCGGATAACGATGTGCGCCGTTTGCGCAGATTTGAAGTGCCTTTGCAGTAAGTCTCTCAGCTTCTTTAGCCGTGTAGAATGGAATCTGTTTCTGCGCGAAGAGTTTCTTATTCGGGAGCTTGATGCTTGCAGCGGGGTTCTTTTTCACTTTCGGAGGGTCGCTGTAGAGTCCCCATTTGAATGCGGCGCTTACTGCCTCATATGCTTTCTTAATGGAGGAGTAAGATTTACCATCGATTGTAAGTTTATTGATCATCCCTTGAACATCGTCGCTTGTGATGGATTGGAGCTGGATGTCGCCGATATATGGGTTTACGTGGAGATTTACAGTCTGTTCCAGGCGGTCAAAACTTTTCGGTTTTAGTTGGTTTGCTTTGACGGTGGTAAGCCATAGGAGCATGTAGGACGCCAATGTATCTTTGGAGACATAGACGTATTCTGTCTTCTTTGATTCATCGATGATATCTTTGAGCTTGCGGTGACACTCCGGTTCTGTTTTTGCGTATACCACTTTAACATCAGGCTTGCCGTCCGGCTTTGTACCGATCTTATACTTCCCTACCCATCTCTGATCGGAAGAACGAAAATAAACTGTGCCGTTGCCGTAACCTCGGATGCGCTTTGCAGTTTTCTCGCCTTTCTCGCCCATATAAATCCTCCTTTGTGTGAACCAAAATGTACCATTCTGTGTACCATTTCTTCGCGTGTACCAATTTATGTACCAAACCAATCGGTAATATTTAACCATATTTGTTCACTCTTCGGAGATATATTATAGTCTAAATAATATGGATAGTCAAACGAAAGCGCGAAAATCGTCAAAAACAACAAAAATCTCACCATTTTCAGGTGAGATTTTGTGAAATAGTGGCAGGGGAAGAAGGCTTCGAACCCTCGGCCTACGGTTTTGGAGACCGCATGGCTAATTGA